AAACTTTTTTAAAATTCCCCCCCATCTTATCCGAACGAAGTGAAGGATAAGATAATAAGATGTGCGAAGCACATTATTCAAACGAATAGTACAGCAAAAAAAATAGGTAGGGGGTATACCCCACTTTTTTAGTTTTTTCTTTATAATATATAGATGTTAGCTATTGGATTTTATTTTTTCTAGACCCCTCCCCCTTTGTTTTTTTTTAAGCCATTGTAAAATTTGCGAAAACTATTTTTTTTTGACGAATATTGTGGTATACAGAGTGCATAATTTGCGTATTTCTCGCAAAAAATTCAACTTACAAGGACAACAGCCCAGTATTCGCACATATTTTTAAAAATATGGTGTGGTTTTAGGTGTGAGGGCTACCTAAAACAGGGTACAGGGTGGGATTTTTTCTATTATGACTAAAGACACACAAATACCTAACAAGGTCAGAATTGCTTATACTGATGTCGGCATAGATTTTGTGGATGCAAGTTTTACAGAATCGAATACGGACTGTTATGGGCAATACATTCAACGAAAAAATAAAATTGAAATACAAAAAGAATTGCTTCAACCAGAAAAAGTTGATGATCTAATAAATACACTACTCCATGAGATCTGCCATTCGGCAGTATACTACTCAGGGCTTAACGCTCCTGGTGGACCACTCGACAAAGAAGATAACGAGGAGCTTGTAGTAAATAATTTAACAAACACTTGGCATACAATTTTAAAGGAAAACAAATGGCTGATCTCATTACTAGCGAAAAAGATTTAATGGAGTTAGACGAGAGTAGTTCTTATTTTATTTTCGAAAAAGAAGGCGACTACACGAGTGATGTTTTATATTTTAAAGATCCTGATGCACTAATTATGTTTCTGCTTGAAGAGATCCAACACTACGGAACTAAAGAAGCTACCCTCAGAACATCAACACACTTATATGAGGTAAAGAAGAAACAAAATGGCAAGTACTTACACTAGTAATATAAATTTAGAAAAACCAGCAACTGGTGACCAGGTAGATTCTTGGGGACCAACAGTCAATACCAACATGGACACTATTGACACTAACATCGCAAATAAACTTCCACTCGCTGGTGGAGCTATGACAGGGCCTATTACTACCAACTCAACTTTTGACGGAGTAGACATAGCAACACGAGATGCAGTATTAACAACTACGACCACTACAGCAAACGCAGCTTTACCAAAAGCTGGTGGAACAATGACTGGTAACATTGTGATGTCTGGAACTGAAACTGTTGATGGAGTAGATATATCGGCAAGAGATGCAATTTTAACATCCACAACAACAACTGCAAACGATGCACTACCTAAAGCTGGTGGCACGATGACTGGTGATTTAATACTCGGTGATAATGTTAAGGTAGAAGTTGGTTCGGCTAGTGGTGGTGATATAGAAATTTACCATGATGGTTCTAACTCACAAATTGTTAATAATACTGGAGCATTAAATATTAGAGGTGATAGTGTTTATATTAGTTCACAAGATAATAGTGAAAGTCTTGCACAGTTTATAAAAGATGGAGCAGTAAAACTATATCACGATAATACAAAAATTGTTGAAACTTCTGCAAACGGACTAGAAATACCTGACAACCTTGAGATAAGACTTGGTGATAGTGGTGATTTAAAAATATTCCATGAAGATACAAATAACCATAGTGTTATTAAAGAAGATGGCGGAGGTCATTTAAAGCTACAAGCAGAAAATCTTTTGTTAATGAACGCAGCAGCAACAGAAACTTATATTGAATGTGTTCATAATGCAGATGTTCAGCTTTATTACGATAATACTAAAATGGCATCTACTGTTTCTGAAGGTTTTAGAGTTGAGGCGGATAAAAGATTAGAAATTGGAAATGGAACTAACTGGTCTGGTGAACAAGCTGGTAAAATAGAAAACCATTCTGACAGTATGTATATTCAATATAATACTAGCTTTATTACAAGAAATCCAAGTGGTACTAATACTTTTAGTGTTGATAGTTCTGGTAATGGGGCATTTTCTGGCAATGTACAGGCCTATTCAGACAGCCGTCTAAAAGAAGATGTTAAGACAATCGACAATGCCTTAGATAAAGTTTCAAAATTAAGAGGTGTTGAGTACACAAGAAAAGAAACTAAAGAAAAAGAAATTGGAGTTATTGCCCAAGAGGTAAAAGAAATTGTACCTGAATTGGTAACTGTAGAAAACTTAAAATCAGACATAAACCCAGATGCTTTAGAAGATATGCATACTATGAAGTATGGCAATACAGTTGGTTTACTCATTGAGGCAATCAAAGATTTAAAAGCAGAAGTAGACGAATTAAAAGAAAAAAAATGTAAATGTGAGGAAAAAAAATAATGGCTCTTCAGTCATCAGGGGCAATCACTTTAGCCCAAGTTCAAAGTGAGTTCGGCGGCTCAAATCCTATTAATATTAACGAGTATTACCGGGGAGGAAGTTATGTCCCCAACTCATCAGCCAATAGTGGTATCCCAACTAGCGGTGCTATTGATATGGCAGATTTTTATGGTGGTACTGCTTTATCTGCCGATAATAATTTTAGTTTTACAATGCAAAGTTATACAACTGGGAGTGGGAAACTTGCTTTTAATCATTATGGTGCGAACGGCAGCGTGTCAGATAGTTCTATAGTTACCAACAATCTAAATTCTTATACAATTTCGGATATGTCAAAAATTCAAGGGGTTGCTTTTACTTATATAGTCACTTTTGCTGGTACTGCAAATGGTTACAATGCTTATACCACAGGTGGTATTAGAGGTATAAATATTAATGGCACAGTTATGACATTTAATGCCCCCTCAACAGGGCAAACAAATTTAGCACTACCCGCAACAAGCCCTGGCGGTTCTTTTGGTGATTGGGCTACTATCCAGGATGCTCATGGTTCCGGGAATGTAGGCAGTTCAGTTACCCTTACATTTACTTATTAAAATGAAATGGAATATAAATACAAAATCAATACAGAAGTTTTCTTAGAAGATGGTGGTCTTCATATTGTAGATGGTAAAGAAGAAATAGAAGACCTAATGATTACCTATTGGACACCTTTAAATTTTGAAGGTGAAACTTTTAATTTTTTATTAAGAGATAATCATGTTGCCTGGGTTCCAATGCACAATAATTTTTTTAAAACTGTTGAAAGAGCATGGATTGATAAATTAAATTTTGATGAACAATACTTTTTTGAAGAGCTTTCAAGAGTTACTGAAAACAACGATACCATTGTAACAAACAACATAGTTAAATTAGATATAGGATCACACCAAGAAATTGACACAAGTAATATTATTAACAAACATGACGAACCTGATACAGAAGTAGGAAGCCTATAAAATGCGATATGATTTTAATAATATAAAAAAACATTATTTTAATAATTCAGAAATCACTATTAATTCTGGGAAGAAATATGATCTCATCAAAAGAATTAATATGGTCAATAATGTTAAAGGAAACAATCTAGTTTACGACACAGAAAGTTCTAAGGTCTTTGAAAGACCAAATAATCTTATTTTAATCAAAGGCTCTGTTGAATATAGACAATACTGGGATAATGATGGTGATATTGAAGCGGCCGACATTGAAAGATATAAAAATTTATCGGCTGGTGATAAAATTAGAAATGGTACTTATGAGCAAACCGATACATCTACCGCTATAACGGATAAAGAACTTATTACAAAATATACTTTTGGATGTGATTATGATGAATTTCATTCAAAAGCTAATGTATGGACTCTAGCAACAAAGACAAGTATTCAAGCTAAAGAAGACGATACAAGAATATTTTGTTTTATATCTGATAAATCTTACGACTTAAAAATTATTGACATTGATGTTGGACAAACAAAAACAATAAATAAATCTGACGGAACTAATTATATTTTCTTTTCTACTAATTGTTCGGTAGGAGAAGTAAATATTCCTGAAAATGATTTAAAACAACTAACAAGCAGCTCTCTTGCTATAAAAAACGAAAGCGACAGACCTGCAAGAATAATTAAGGTGGTTTACTAATATGTGGAACCCAATAAAAATAACTAAAGCATTAAATGACATTGTAAACTTTTATACTGTTGATTACGACCACCAAAGTGAAGAAGAAAAGTTAGGTGTTCCTGTCACTACTCTTTATCGGCAAATGCAGTTTCCGTTTGGTCTTATGATGATGAATAAAGCTACTCAAACAACTTTAGGTCAAGATGTTGTGTGGGGTCGTAAACATAATGATAAAGAATATGTTGAGAATAAAGTTTTACCAATATTAATGGACAAAGAATATTTATCTTCATTACCTGAAGGAACAGTAGGAAGAGAATATTATAATATTGTTGCAAACTTCGGAATTGAAACTCTTTACAATCAAAGATTCAAAGATGAAGAAGTCAAATCTCGTCTTGATGTTGTAAGAACAAACTTATCTCGTCATACAGTAGTTTCTCACGATATTTTACATACGCTTTTTAAATATAATACTCATGCTCTAGGCGAAGCATTAATCCAAGAAGTCACAGGGGAACTTTTAAACTATAAACCTTCTAAAATAATTGGGTTCTTTATTCTCTTGGCGGTTGCACGAACAACTAAAGATAAAGATATTTGGAAAGTCTATAAAGAATGCAAAGAGGTTCTTCAAAAATGTAAAAAAGAAATTGGTTATCGTAGCCCATTAGAATTTCTTGAAAGTGATTTAGAAGAAGTTAGAAAAAAATTTAATATTGGAGAAGTACCGCTTTATGAGGCATTTGAAAAAAAATATCATAATTATTTTAGTCCTGACTCTTGTCAGCATATAGAAAAATATACTCACAATTCAGTTTGGGATAAAAATCAAATTCATTCTGAAGAAAATCAAAAAGGTAAAATAGAACAAATATGAAATGGAACTGGCCCTTACTTAGAAAATTACAAAGTTTTTATTCTAAGCACGGATTAATAAAAACAATATTGTTTGTAATCTTTATTTTTTTAGGAACAAAATTAATTATTGTTAATTCTCTTATTTACATTGCTAATTCATTATTTGGTTTTGGTTGGGAGTACGCTCCGCTTCTAAAACTAATTAATGTTGATCTAGGAACAATCGTACCTGGTTTATACCTAGGATATTAATCGTGCTCTTAAAAGACAATGCCCTTAATTTAAATTACGATTTAACCGAAACTGATAGTTATAAAACTATGCCAAATTATAATTATTGGCGTGGTTGGTGGAATGAGGAAGCACGGAATCCTGTTGAATCTGTTATTCAACTATTATGGGAAGAATACATTAACCCTAACGACTACCCCCATGGCGGTTTTGAATATTGGTCTAGAGTTTTAACTCCTGGTGGATTTTTAGAATGGCATCAAGACACAGGCGAATATAATTATTTTAATGAAAATTATTGGATTTCAGAAAAAAGTTTATTGTATTACCCAAAAGTTTCCAATGATTGTATTGGTGGTTTTTTAGAAATAGCTCCTTATAAAACAAGGTCAACTTTAGATAAATCTCAAGAAGCAGCAAGGTGTGTCGATAATAACGAGATTGAAAGAATTAGAGCCGTGCAAAATAGAATGGTTCTTTTTGATTCTGCACAACTTCATAGAATATCAAATGTTTATAAAGGCGAACGATATAATTTAGCAACTGCCTTATGGAAAGAAACACCAGATTTTTTTGCTGAATGTGAAAATTGGAATGTTGGAGGGCAGTCAGAAAAACTACAACTAGACTTACAAAAAGTTGAATGGAAAGACAAATATACGCCCTATGACAGAAGAAGAAATTAAAGCCATCGAAAGATACCTCGAAAATAAAGGTGAACAAGATAATTTTTATAAATTAGTAGAAAAGTTAAAAGATGCATCCCTTGAGGACACTTTGGCAATTTATAATACACTTAAAGAAAAGAAAGTGCGGCCTCAAGTGTGGGCAGCTCTCGGTCTAGTCGACCGATTTTTTCTTTTGGCTTTTATATTAGGAAGAAAAGATTTAGTTCATCCATGGTTATTTGAAAGATGTCGTGAAGTCGAACGGAATCCAGATAACCATTTAGATCTTTGGGCAAGAGGTCATTACAAAAGTACAATTATTACTTACGCTGGAGCAATCCAAATAGTTTTGATCAACCCAGAAATAACAATTGGAATATTCTCACACACAAGACCAATTGCAAAATCTTTTTTAAGACAAATAAAAAGAGAGCTTGAAGGTAGTGAAAAATTAAAACAACTCTACCCTGATGTTTGTTGGAACAATGAGAAGCGTGAAGCTCCTAAATGGTCTGAGGATGATGGTATTGTTGTTAGAAGAAAATCAAACCCTAAAGAAGCAACAGTTGAAGCATGGGGATTGGTTGATGGTCAGCCAACTGGTCGTCACTTTCAATTAAGAATTTATGATGATGTTGTAACACGAGAAAGTGTAACAACACCAGACATGGTAAAGAAGACAACCGAAGCGTGGGAGCTTTCGGATAACTTAGGTATAGGCGACAAGTCTAGAGTTTGGACGATAGGTACTCGTTATCATTTAGCGGACACTTATCATTTTATGTTAGAGCGAGGAGTCTTTAAAGAACGAATTTACCCAGCGACTGATAATGGAAAGTTGGAAGGTGTTCCAGTTTTTTTATCCCCAGAGGAATGGGAAAGAAAAAAGAAAACACAACCAACAACTGTATCTGCACAAATGTTGCAGAATCCAGCCGCAGGGAATGAATCAATGTTTGATATTGATTGGTTAAGAACTTATGAAATCAGACCAACAACATTAAATGTTTATATTATGTGTGATCCTAGTAAAGGTTCATCAAATCGATCCGACAATACTGCTTTTGCAGTTATAGGTGTTGATGCTCAGAACAATAAATATTTATTGGATGGGTTCAGACATCGTATGAATTTATCGGAACGATGGACAAATTTAAAAAATTTAAGAGCAAGGTGGATTAGAAGTCCAGGAGTTGTTTCCGTACATTGTGGTTATGAACGCTATGGTATGCAATCTGACATCGAACATTTTCAACAAATGATGAAAATGGACAACAATTACTTTGAGATTAAAGAACTTGCCTGGCCACGATCTGGAGGAGGATCGAAACAAGATAGGGTCGAAAGGCTTATTCCAGACATGTTGGATGGTCGTTTTTTTCTTCCAATTGTTGTATGGCATGAAGCATACAAAAGATCACTTTGGAAAACAAAAAACGGAACAGTTCAATACACATCAATTGATACAAAGCATGATGAGAGTGTAAAGGAAAAGAGGAAGGGAAAAACTTTCGAACTCGCTGAACCAATCAAAAGAGTTAACGAGGAAAAGAAAGTTTATGACCTTACGAGAGATTTTATCGAAGAGTGTGTTTACTTCCCGTATGGCGTACACGATGATCTTGTTGATTGTGTCAGTAGGATTTACGACATGGATATTAGCCCACCAAAATTTTACAAAACAGCGTATCTGGAACCAGATGCATTTTTCGACAGTTAAGGAGTGCGAAACTATAATGTGCACAGGCAACAATGATAATCAAGGCGGAAATCCACATGGGAATAACAACGCCAATACATCACAAGGGACTACTGGGTTTAGTGCAGAAACATTTGGAAAGTTTTCACCAGAAACGGCAGCTAAGTTTCAAGGACAAGGATTTAATCAAGCTACAGGGGATAACTCTGCAACTATAAACGCACAAGCGAATGCGACTTACGATGCTGGAAGTCAGATAGCTGCACAAAATCAAAGAGAGAACCAAGCAAGACAACAAGCGTGGGCTGATAGTGGTGGTTATTTACACGGAGGGCCAGGAAGTCCAAACGATCCTAATTGGGGAAACTATTCCATAGGACATCAGTTATCTCATATGGCAACGGCATTAGCCGGGACGACTTCTGATCTTGCTAGTGGTATTTATGGTGCTTATTCAAATACTGTAGGTAGCCCAATGGCAGTACTTAGTAATTTACTTGTCGGACCAAAACCAAATTACCCTCATTGGTCAGATAGTTTTTTTGAACCTGGAGGAATGTTTCCAGGAGTAGTTGATCAAGAAAAAGATGATCATAGTACTAGACCTAATGAAACTTTTAATGCTGGAGATAATCAACAAGTACCTGGTGCAGTAAATACAATGCCAGTTGTACCAGTTGAAGAAGTTGAGCCAATGTTTTTAGGTGGATTAATTGAAAAAGGAAAAGCATATTTAACTGGTGAACAAGGACCAGAACTTATTGTAACTGGAGAAAACGGAAAAGGAGAAATTGTTCCTAACGAAGCAACTGTTCAAAATGGACAAGTGATCCCTAGAAATCCAAACTCTCTACAAGGACATCAAGGTGTTTATAATTGGGACAACCAACCTACTCAAGTTGTTAATGCTCCTGTCGATAATTCGTGGGCAAGTAATTGGATAAGTAAATATAAAAATACAAGTCCAGTTGCTAAAACACAATCAACAATTGGTTCTTTGTTAGAAGAAAAATATAGAACTGGTAGAGAAGCTGTTTCTAAATTGCCGAGTATGTTTCCATCAGATGAAATAATGCGAGATGTAACCATGAATCCATGGGCGAAACATGTTTGGGATAATAATTCAGCATTAGGGTTTAATTTTATTCAAAAAGTAGAAGGAACAGAGAATAAAGGGTATGTACCTCAAAACTCATACGGAAAAGTTCTTGGTAATTCTGGAGTAACAGTAGCAACTGGTTTTGATTTAGGACAAAGAAAAAATGCAGATCTTGCTGGGTTGCCTCCTGAATTAATTAAAAAACTTCAACCTTATTTAGGTGTTAAAGGTAAAGACGCTTTAAAACTTAATTATTCAGATTTAAATTTAACCGATGAAGAAGTTAACATTATTAACGAGTTTGCTTACAACGAAAACATCGCAAGAGTAGACAGATTACTTAAAAGAGATTCAGATTTTGAATTTGATAATTTACCAGTAGAAGCACAAACAGTTATCGCTTCTGTTGCTTTCCAATATGGAGATCTATCTAAAAAGACTCCAAAATTTTGGGGGCATGTAACGAATGGTGATTGGAATGGAGCAATAGCAGAATTAGAAAACTTCGGTGATAGTTATGGTGATCGAAGACAACTAGAAGCTAATTTATTACGCAGAATAAGACCAGAAGAATATAAAATTGCAGCCCTTGATGATGTAGCTAAAAAATACGGATTCGGCTAATGGCTGGTTCAGGTTGGGGTTATGGAGCTTGGGGCGGTGGTCCTTGGGGTATTGGACAAATTGTTGTTGGAACAGCTAGTGTAACTATCTCTCCAAAACAAGTTAGTTGGAAGTCCGACATGATTATTACTGTTGGACATACAAATCTAACAGGTACGACTACATTCCCAGTTACTTTGGAATTAGGTGCACAACCAACTGCTGGAACAGTTGCTAACACAATTACAGGGTATCCACCTAACATGGTGGTAGGAACACCAGTAGTTGTTACGCCTAATACTGCAAGTTTAACGATAACAGAAAATGCTCCAACTGCACAATCTAGTCCAGTTTTAGAACCTGGCTCAGTTTCTGTTGCGATAACGGAATATGCTCCTACTCCAACAATGGATGCAAAACCAAGACCAGGTCTTGGATCTACACTTGGAACAACAAGCTATCAAGTTTCTGTTGTTTGTGATGGCACACCTACTGTAGGTACTGTTGCATTAACGATTTCTAGTAGTGCTCAAGATTTAGAAATTGATAATACAATTCCTTTAGGAGTTGCTTCACTATCAACAACAGGTATTGATGCTGGAGTTAGAGCAGATCAGATTATCAATGTCGGAATTGGTTCGGCATTTACTACAACTGGTTACCAAGTTTCACTTACTTTAGATGCTAAACCAAGAGTTGGTTATTTATCACTATTTGATTCAACATATCAAGTAAGTTTAATAATAGGAAATTCAATTGCCGCAGGCATTGGAGCTTTCCCACACGAAACGCTTAGTATAACTGAGCAACAAATTTCATTGTCAATTGGACAAAATGTTCCTGTTGGCGTGAGTAGTGTTAATTTTACAAGCTACTCAACAATTGCTTTAGGTGGATCACTAGATCCAGCAGGCAGATCAATTTTAATCAAAAGGGAATCTAGAGGACTTAATGCCTCGCTTAATTCTAATGATGGTCAAGATTTAGTTATTTCTAATATTGATCAAACAGACTTATCTAGAATTGTAGCGGTCGATAATATCGAATCGAATGGTGGTAATGATGTCCAAAAGGTTGCTTAACTTAATAGGAGAACAATATGGCGGCAGGCTCATGGGTCATCTACAATGATGGCAAAGAAAGAATCATTAATGGAGATATCGATTTAAACGGAGATACTCTTAAATGTAAATTATTAACTTCAAGTTATTCACCAGCAGTAACACATTCAACAATTTCGGATTTAACAAACGAATGTGCTGATAGTGATTACTCAGTACAAACTGTAGGTGGAGCGACTGTAAGTGAAACAAGTGGAACAGTTACATTTGATTGTACTGATATTACTTTTGGATCCAATGTAACAATTACAGCAAAATACGCTGCAATTTATTCAGACACTCACGCAAGTGATGCTCTAATTTGTTATGTAGATTTAGATACTGGTGGAGGTTCTGTTTCATCAACATCTGGAACATTCACGATTGTTATTAATGCGTCAGGCGTATTTACAGTAGCGTAATATGGCATACTTTGTAAAAGATCCAGACGAGATATTAGATTATCAGATCGACTGGACAACATTATTAGAAACTGGGGAAACTTTATCTACCAGCACATGGACACCTGACGGAGGTTTAACTAAAGTCAGCGAAAGCCACACGGCTGCTGGAGTTTCCACAGTATTTGTTTCTGGTGGAACTAATGGGACTACTTACAAAGTAAAATGCGAAGTCACTACTTCTGCTGGTAGAACTTATAACCGAACAATTTTCGTAGAAATAAAGGATAAATAATATGAAAAAGAAAAAAAAGGATTACTAAATGTCTGGAAGAGAAATTAGCTGGATACAAATTATCTTAGATGCTGATCCAGATTTTTATAACATCGATTATAACACACCAGTTGTTTATGAGTTCTCTGGGGGTAGAGAATTTAGAAACGAAGATTATCCAGACTAATGTCAGAAAATCTTATAAAGCCCCTCATGTATCAAGACGAGGCAAAGGATAAGGACGGCAATAAAGCAATCCCCTTAATGGATGTTGAGTTGTCTAAAAAAGTAGCTGAAAAACTAAATGATCATTACCCAGGTCATGCGTGGGGAGTAACAGCTTCTGTCGATCAAGGCATAGTTACTATTCGTAATTTTGCTTTAACCGACAAACACGGATTTATTGTTTTAATAGACAAATTAAAAAACGACCCAGGGATGAAACTAATAGTTAACGCAGGTGGTGAATTTTTAGAACGCTACAATATTAAACGAGGTGCTGGTCCATACCATCACAAATTATATTAAAGGAAAAAAATATGGAAGATTATTCCGAAGAACAAAAATCATCAAACGATAAGAACCAAGAATTTTTATCATTGGCTAAATCGGCTTATGAAAAGTCAACTTCATATATTGATTCTAATTTAAGAAAAGATTGGGAGTCTAATATTAGAGCATTTAATTCTGAACATCCTAAAGGTTCGAAATATTCTTCTGATAACTATAAAAACAGAAGTAAAGTATTTAGACCAAAGACTAGAGCAAGTGTTCGTAAAAATGAAGCAGCTTGTGCCGCAGCTTTTTTCTCTACAAAAGATATGGTTAGTATTAGGCCAGAAGATGATCGTGATCCTATTCAGGTAGCGTCCGCTAAAATAATGAACAAGATTGTGAACTATCGATTAGAAAAAACAGTCCCTTGGTTCCTAACTGTTTGTGGTGCATTCCAAGATGCTCAAGTTACTGGAATATGTGCTTCTAAAAACTATTGGGAGTATTCAGAAAAAAAACTATCTACGGAATTTATTCCAGAATTAGATGAACAAGGATTACCTAAGATTGATGCAGAAGGAAATATCATTGGCGAAGATAAAGACGAAATAGAAGTTTTAGTGGACAAGCCAGTTATTGAATTAATAGCTCCAGAAAATTTAAGAATTGATCCAGGATCTGATTGGATGGATCCAGTTGATAGCTCTCCTTATCTCATTTATTGCATTCCGATGTATTTACATGACATCAAAGCGAAGATGAAAGAAGTAGATCCTAAAACTGGAATGGGTAAATGGAAATCATATGATGATGAAGTTATTGCAGCTTCTGGTGAAGGTCATATGGATCATGACTCTACTCGTTCAGCAAGAGAAGAAAACAGAGAAGATTCTTTAGATACATCTGTTAAAACTGTTAATGATTATGAAATCATTTGGGTTCATGAAAACTTTATTAAGAAGGATGGTAAAGATTATCATTTCTACAGTTTATCAACTAACAAATTATTAACCCCTCCAAGATTACTTGAAGAAGTTTATCTTCACGGAGTTAGACCCTTTACAATGGGATATACAGTACTTGAAGCCCATAAAATTTATCCTCAATCTAAGGTTGCATTAACTTCTGAAATACAGAAAGAAACTAACGATATTGCGAACCAAAGACTTGACAATATAAAACTAGCACTAAATGGAAGAATGTTTGCTCGGCAAGGGCGGAATATTGATCTTAACGCTTTGGTTCGTAGTACCCCTGGCGGAGTGGTACTTATGGAAGATCCAGCAAGTGATGTTGTTGTTAATCGTCCACCAGATGTAACACAATCAAGTTATATCGAACAAGATAGATTAAATTTAGATTTCGATGAATTGGCTGGAAACTTTTCTACAAGCTCAGTTCAATCAAATAAATCTTTAAACGAAACTGTTGGAGGTATGCAACTTATTAGTGGTGCTGCATCAGCAATCGGTGAATATGATTTAAGAATATTTTCTGAAACTTGGGTAGAGCCAACTATGCGACAGTTAGTTCAATTAGAACAAGCCTATGAAACTGACACAGTTGTTATGTCTATGGCAGCTCAAGAGATTGATATGTTCCAAACTTTCGGAACGGATGAAGTAACAGATGAAATTATAAAACAAAAATTATCTCTTAATGTAAATGTTGGTATTGGATCAACAAATCCGATGGAACAATTACAGAAATTCACAATGGGTGCTCAAACAGTTTCTCAGTTACTAGGACCACTTGTTGCCCAATCACTAAATGTTAAAGAAATTATAACTGAGATATTTGGTAAACTTGGATACAAAGATGGAATGAGATTCTTTAACTTCGGTGAAGAAGACCCAAATGTCCAAAATATGCAACAACAAATTCAGCAGTTAACTCAAGCATTAGAAGACAAGAATGCAGAGCTACAAGCTAAAGTTCAAATTGCTCAAATTCAAGCTGACTCAAATCTTAAAGAACAAGAAATGGAAAACCAAGGTGATTTATTGTTAGAACAATTAAAACAGCAAGGTGATAACCAACGCAAGAGAGCAGAGTTAACTTTAAGAGAGGCTGAGAAGGCTCTTGATAGTCAGATAAAACTTAAACAAGCAGATCAACAAGTTCAAATGACCTTAATCAATAATCAAAATAGGAGAGTATCATAATGGATATCGTTAAAGAAAAGATAGTTGTAATTAAAGACAAAATTATGGCTATGCCAAGACACAAACAAGCTGCTTTAGCAATTTGTGTAGTTGCACTTATAGTAATCTGTTTCGCTTAATTACTAACCAGCCCTCATGAAAACACAAAGTGCGAAAGCGAAAGGTCGCAGACTCCAACAATGGGTCCGTGATCTACTAATCAAAACTTTTAATTTGCAAGAAGGCGATGTCGAAAGCCGTTCAATGGGAGCGAGTGGTGAAGATATCATGATGTCGCCTCTTGCAAGAAGTTATTTTCCTTACTCGGTTGAATGTAAGAATACTGAGAAAGTGAATGTATGGAAATCATACGAACAAGCAAAGTCAAATTGTAAACAATTCGAACCAATGCTTGTTATTAAAAGAAACAATTCAAAACCCTTAATTATTATTGACGCAGAATATTTTATACAATGGCAAAAAAATACAAAAACTACCACGCCCACGAGGCTGGACCAAAAAAGCGAACCTCAATAGGTCAGAGTATAAGAACACGACCAAAGAATAAAAACAAACGAAAAAACTTTAAACGCTACCGAGGACAAGGTAAGCGAAGATAAGGAGTCCCTCATGCCAACAAACCTAGATTTTAACGAAGAGGAAATGTTCGAACAATTCGGACAAGACCCTCTATTTGAAATTGCTCGTAAGGCAATGGATATTGAAAAGGAATTAGCAGATAACACAAGTTTATCTTCTGTTCTGAAACAAGCCAAAAAAGATTCTTGCGAAGCAATTCGAAAACTTATTTCCACAACCCCTACTAAGGTTGAAGAAATGCGTAAGTTACAAAATGATGCAAAAATTTATTTTTTACTTACGGAATACTTAAAACAACAAATCGAGCGTGGAATACTCGCAGAAAAGATAATCCACGAGGAAGATTTAAATAAATAACTAAGGAGGACATTATGTCTGATGAGATCACCCAAGAGGGCATCTCTCAACCTGAAGTAGTTGAGAAAGCCCCAGAAAAAGTTTCTGTTAAACCTCATAAGGAAGTAACAGAAGAAGTAAAACCACAAGACCTTAATGAAAAGAGAGATCTTGAAAGGAGTTTAAATAATCCAAGAAGTAGTACACTAACGGATATTATTAAAGCTCGTAAGGAACAATTAAAAGATGAAGTTCCAGAACAATTTGAATCTGAAGAAGAAAAAAAGGAAGAAGTTGAAACAAAACCCAATAGCGAAGGTATTGATGAAAACGAACCTCTTCCAGAGTCAGATGATTCCGAACAAGAAGAAGAAGACCAGGAATCAACTGAAGAACCTTCTGATGAGCCAGTTGAAGAAACTAAATCTGTAGAAGAAGAAAAATTTACTCTTAAAGTAAATGGACAAGAGAAACTAGTAAGTAAAGACGAGCTTATTCGTATGGCTCAAATGTCCGATTCAGCTACACAAAAGTTTCAAGAAGCAGCTACGATGAAAGCCCAGGCTGAAGCGATGGCTCAACTAAGACAACAAGAAGCAGAAAAAAAAGCTGAACCTGAGAAAAAAGCTGAACCTGAAATAGATGATGAAGAGTTGAATAAACTCGTTCACGATATTCAGTTTGGTGAAGGGGATAAAGCTAAAAATGCTTTGAAAAAAGTTTTAGCAACTCGCAATACTCCTCAACCTCAAACGATTGATGAGATAGCGATTGCACGACAAGCAGCGGAACAAGCTACCCAGCAAGTTCAAAAGCAAGTTGCTTTCGATAACCTATTAAAAGATTTGGGACAAGAGTTCCCAGATGTTTTTAACGACCGCAATACGACTTACCTTGCAGCACAACATGTTCATGAAATGAGAGCGGCAGATGCCCAAAGTGGCATCCAACGAACTGATAGTGAACTGTTCAGAGAAGCATGTAAGGCAGTTCAAGAGTGGTCAAAATCACGACTGTCCGAAGCTGATAGTTCAAAACCAAAAGCTAAACCTAAAGTTTCAACAAAAAAAGTTGAAGCTAAAAGGCAAAGCTCTGATGTCGTAAAACCATCAACAACAAACACATCAAACATTGGCGAGGATACACCTCCTCCACCGAGTAAGTCTGATATTGTAAATATGATGAGAAAAAAACGAGGTCAATTTACTTATAACTAATAACTAACAACTAAGGAGAACATTATGGCTCAAACTTGGGGCACTAATAGTGCAGGCGGATATATGTACTCAGACGAATTGTCTGATGTACTTCGCATGGCAGTTCAACCGATGGTTAAGTTCAGACAATTCTGTGATGCTAAAGATGCGACCAACAAAGGTCTATCTAAAGGTGACAAGTTCAACTGGAATATCTACTCTGATGTAGGTACTGCAGGTACAACTTTAACTGAAGGCACAGCTATTCCTGAAACTGCTTTCACAGTTGAACAAAATCAATTAACAATTACTGAGTATGGTAACAGCGTAGGGTTTAGTTCTAAACTAGACGACTTATCAAAACATTCAGTAACTGAAGTAATCAACAAAGTTCTAAAGAACGATGCTAAAAAAGCATTTGATACTGCTGCTCACGCTCAGTTTCTTGCTTCACCTTTAGCAGTTGTTCCAACTTCTGGAACTTCAACATCTGAAGTAACATTGGATTCAGACGGAACTACTTCCGTAACAAACAATGTTGAGATGGGTAAAGATCACATTAAATCAATTGTTGATATTATGAAGGAAAGAAATATTCCTGCATACATCAATGATGATTATTATGCAATTGGTCACCCTTCTACTTTTAGAGGTGTGAAAGACGATTTAGAGTCTGTACACCAATATACAGATGCTGGTTTCCAAATGATTATGAATGGTGAAATTGGTAGATACGAAGGTGTTCGTTTTATCGAACAAACTAACATTAGCAAAGCTGACATGGGTACGCCTGCTGGAGCTTGGACTAATGCTAAATCTAATGGAGCATATTTCTTTGGTGCAGATACTGTAGCTGAAGCAATTGCAATTCCAGAAGAAATGCGTGGTAAAATACCAACTGACTATGGTCGTTCTAGAGGTATCGCTTGGTACTATCTAGGTGGTTTTGGTCTAGTTCACGATACTGCTGCACAAGCAAGAATCGTGCATTGGGATTCTGCTACATAAGAATCATTGGAGGGAGTGCTTCGGCACTCCTTCCATTTTTTTATAAGGATACAATTATGCAACCAAAAAAATTACAAAAAAATTCACTCTCTGGAACAACTAAAGAAGCATTAGCCCACGATAAGGGTTATGTAAAATTAGATGACAATGAGAATTTTGAAAACGATCCTAAAGGTGCTCGACTTAAAGGATTAGACCATACTGGCTTCCTCGGTAGAAGCCATATATCAACAGAGCGATAATTTTAAACGGAGGACTACATCATGCCAAAATATGGAGCAAAAGACGCTACTGGATACAGTATGAAAAAACGCAACGACACTAGCGACACAGGTGGAGATGCTTTAGGACAAGGCACTTCTACACCTAGAAATCCCCATGGGATTAACAAAGCACTAGCTGGAAAACCTGAGTCAATTTTAAAATCTGGATACTCAGCAATGGGTAAAATGAAAGATACTGGCTCAGACGGAATGGATCCAGCTTAATCGCTGGGTCTATCCCATTTTTTTTAAAGGAACTTAAATGAATTATCATCAATTAACTGCTGACAAATCAACTGAAGGTAGTGTTCGTAATTATGTTAATCAGAATGTTCCTGTTGCAATTTTAATTCGTCAAGCTGAGAGTTATTTATACAGAAGGTTAAGACTAAGAGATCAACTTACAACTGTAGGTGGAACAATAACATCTGGATCTTCTACTGTTGCCTTACCAACAGATTACTTAGCAGCTAAACAAGTGAAATTAACAGGAGCAAACAATTCTGTTTTAACTAGAAAATTACCAGAAGTTTTACAAGCAAGTGTTACTTATTCTTCTGGAACGACAAGAACTACTGGAGTACCTACAGCATATTATACAGACGGATCAAATATTGTTTTCGATCTTGTAACTAACGCTGCTTATACTTATGAAATGATTTATTTCAAGGAACCAGCAGCTCTTACTTCAAGTAATGCTACTAACTTTTTAACAACTAGATATCCAAGAATGTTATTAGCCGCAACATGTGCTTTTGCTAATGAGTATTTAAAAGATGATACTGAAAAGCAATATTGGTTAGCAATCGTTACAGCAGAGATTGAACAAGCAATGCGTGAAAGTGACTTTGAAAGACAAGGTACATTATTAACAGTAGCATCAGATTAAGGATTCAATTATGGTTTCATCATATACACCCAATTTAACATTAGAAAAGCCTGCTTCTGGAGATCAAGCAAACCAATGGGGTACAACTTTAAATTCAAACTTTGATGCAATTGATACTGCTATTGCATTAAAACACGCTGGTACACCTCAAGGCAACCTGGCTGGTTCTTATGTTGGGCAAATGGCAGTTGATACTGCAAATAATATTATTTACATTTGTACTACTTCCGGGAATATTGCAACAGCAGTTTGGACTCCATCAAATTTAGCAGATGCAAGTGTAACACTTACAGGAGATGTGACAGGGACCGCAAATTTTGCATCAGGGAATGTTTCAGTTGCTACAACTTATGCAACTAATCCAGTTCCAAGTGGAGTAATTTCAATGTTTGGAGGAACTTCTGCTCCTACTGGATATTTACTTTGCGATGGTACAGCAGTAAGTCGGACAACATATGCTGATTTATTTACAGCAATCGCTACAAATTTCGGATCTGGGGATGGGACGAGCTCATTCAATTTGCCAAATTTACAAGATCGTTTTCCATTAGGAAAGGGATCTACTTATTCATTAAATAATACTGGAGGAAGTTCTACTTTTACACCAGCAGGGACAAACGGAAGTATAACCCCTAGCGGAACAGTAAGTGTATCAGGAACAGTTGCAAGTCATACATTAACAAGTTCACAAATACCAAGTCATAGGCACGAAGTTGATTCACACGATTCTAATACAAGTTTCGGTAGTAACCCAGCAACAATGGAGTTCGTTCAAAGTTATGGAACTGGAATTGGCCCAACAGTTTATTCTAGTTATGTTGGAGGTGGATTAGGACACAACCATGGTTGGTCTGGATCTGGTTCTTTTACTGGAAATGCAGCTACTCCTTCATTCACAGGAACAAATGCGACAAGTATGCCCCCATATATATGCGTAAATTACATTATTAAAACTTAGGAGTTTTCATGTCGACTACTACAACAACAAATTTAAATTTTACTAAACCTGATATAGGAACGGAACCTAACAACTGGGGAAATCTATTAAATACAAACTTTGATGAACTTGATAAAGCAATTGGTCAAATGCTTACAAAAAGTGTTGCTGGTAATGCCGACATCACTCTAACATCAAGTGAAAGTCAATATGCCGTTTTAGAATTAACTGGAGCATTAACAGGAAACATCAGCGTAAAAACTTATAATGACGGAGCAAGACCTTATATTGTTTTCAATAATACAAGCGGTTCTTATACATTAACTTTCAAGACAGCTAATGGAAGTGGAGTTACAATAACTCAAGGACAAAAACAAATTGTTTATTCAGACGGAACAAATATGGTTTCTGCTGTTGAAACAGATAGTTTTGCAAGTTCAAAAACCATAACATTGTCTGGAGATGTCACAGGAAGCGTATCCACAACTTTTTCAACTAATCCTAGTATAACAACAGCAATTGATGCTGGAGTAATTGTTGATGCCGATGTTAACGCTTCGGCTGCAATAGATGCAACAAAAATTGCAAATGGAAATGTTTCAAATACTGAATACCAATCACTAGATGGTGTAACTGGATCGATCGTTACAACAGATGCTGGAAAAACATTTGACGCTGATATGTCTTGGGGTGATGGTCATAAAGCTAAATTTGGTGACTCTGACGATTTACAAATTTGGCACGATGGTAGTAACTCATATATAAAAGATGATGGGACTGGCGGTTTAGTACTTCAAGGCTCACCTAATGTTACTCTTCAAACATCTGCTGGTGCAGATCTAGCGGAATTTAATACTGGAGGATCGACAGAGTTATTTTATAACGCATCAAAAAAATTCGAAACCAGTAATACAGGAGCCACAATTACAGGGACTTTAGCAGCGACTGCTGTTACTGGTGATGGATCAGGCTTAACTAATATAGGTGGTACAGTAAGCACAAGTGGGTCTGCTCCTTATTATGGATTAAGAGCTTGGGTTAGATTTAATAGTAACAGCAGTAATAGTATTGCTGGAAGTGGAAATGTTTCAAGTATAACCGATTATGCAGTTGGGAAGTATGGAGTGAATTTCTCAACAGGAATGCCAAATGCAAATTACGGAGTTGAAGTAACAGTTTCATCTCAAGCAGCTTATTTCGCAGTTGATATCAATGGCTGGTTAGATAGTAATGCAGCGGCACCGACTACAAGTGGATGTCGTATCAGTTGCTTTACCGACTACAGTTTAGCTTGGAGAGATACTGATAATATTATGGTTGCAATTTATACATAGGAGTTTTTATGGCAAGTTTTATGAGTAAGAAAATAGTTTTTAAAGAAGATGATGGCAATCTTGCTATCATTAGACCAATCGAAGGATGTGGGCTAACTCTTGAAGAGATTGCAGCTAAAGATGTCCCAACTGGTAAGCCTTATAAAATAGTTGATGACTCTGAAATACCAACAGATCGATATTTTAGAAATGCGTGGGAAATAGAAGATTCTGAATTAACTGATGGTGTAGGAGAATAGTTATGGCAATTACTGTAAGTATTCCAAAAGCAAAAGATGTACATAAAGAACATCTTCGTGCAGATCGTAAACCTAAACTAGAGGCATTAGATGTTTTATTTATTAGAGCACAAGAAGCTGGATCAGATACAACTGATATCGTTTCAAAGAAACAACAATTAAGAGATGTAACTAATACTGTAGATGAAAAAACAACTTTAGAAGATATTAAAGCAGTCACTTTACCAGATGTAGGAGTTTAATATATGGCATTATCATCGTTAACGATAGCACCAGGAATAGTAAAAGATGAAACTGAATTTTCTCAAGAAGGTAGATATATTGATGGAGATAAAGTCCGTTTTAAAAATGGTCTTCCAGAGAAAATAGGTGGATGGGAAAAAATAAGTACTCAGTCAATGACAGGAGTCCCTAGGTGTTTACATGCTTGGGCAACAAATGATCAAACAGATCTTATCGCTGCCATTACTACTGAAAAATTTTATGTATATAAAAATGGTTATTTAAATGAGAGAACTCCCTATCGTCTTAATGGAACTGGTACTTTAACAAACAAAATAACGACAACAAGTGGCTCCGCAATAGTTTCTATTGAACATACTACTCACGGATTAGCAGAAAATGATTGGATTAAACTTTATAATGTTACAATAAACAATGTAACTTTAAATGGCGACTTCCAAGTTGAAGCTGTAACTGATGCAAATAATTATACAGTTACCGCTTCTACAAATGCAGATGCTTCTGGGGCTGGAGTTGGAGGTAGTTTAAGTTATGGATATTACATGCCAGTTGGCAATGTTTCTGCTTTCGCATCATTTGGTTATGGAACAGGAACTTATAACCAAGGAACTTATGGTACAGCAAGAACATCTGGAACTGGGATAACCCTTGCTTTAAGAACTTACACAATGGACAACTGGGGTGAAGATTTAGTTTTTTGCCCAAGTGGAGATCGTCCATATTATTACGATGCATCAACTGACGCTTCACAAGTTGTAAGTGCTAATACACCTAACAATAATCAGGGAATTGTTGTAACTGAACAAAGACATTTAGTTTGTTTTGGTGCTGATGGCGATCCAATGAAAGTTGCTTGGTCTGACCAGGAAGACTTTACTACATGGACACCAGCCACAACAAATGACGCTGGTTCAAACCTTTTATCTGGCGGAACGATAATGGTTGGAGCTAAAAGATTAAGAGGTGGTAATGTTTTATTATGGTCTGATACGACTGCTTTCTTAATGCAATATACAGCAGACACTTTAGTTTTTAACTTTAATATTGTTGGTACGAACTGTGGATTGATTGCACCTAAAGCATCAGTAGAAGTTGGTGGATTGTCCTTTTGGATGAGTAAACAAAACTTCTTTATGTATGATGGTTATTCTAAAAAATTAGATTCATCTGCTATTGAAAAATATGTATTTAATGATTTTAACTTTGATCAAAGATCAAAAGTTTTTGCAGCTCATAATTCAAAATTTGATGAAGTATGGTGGTTTTATCCAAGTGCAAGTTCTACTCATAATGATCGTTATGTAATTTATAATATGAAAGATCAAAGTTGGTCTATTGGACAATTAGATAGATCATGTTGGATTGATGCTCCTACTTGGGCTTACCCATTGGCTTCAAATGAAATTGGAACACATTATATTTACCAACACGAAAAAGGTAAGGATGCCGATGGATCAATATTAGATTCAAATATTAAAACGGCTCCAGTAGATATTGGTGAAGGTGATTCAATTGCAGATTTATTTGGATGGATACCAGACTTTGAAGATCAAGTTGGTGATTTACATTTAACAGTAGATTTAAAAGATAAACCAAATTCGACTGTTGAAACAATTGGACCATATGCAATTAAAACAACTACAGAAAAAATAGATATGCGTAATAGTGCACGATCTCTAGCTTTTAAAATAAGAAGCAATGAGTTAGGTGGACATTATCGTATGGGTAAAAATAGAATTGATATCGCTGCTGCTGGAAGAAGAAGATAATGGCAAAGCGAGGATTGTTTTTAGGATCAGCCCCAAAAGAATATGATCAAAGATATACAAACGATGTTTCTTCAAAATTAGAAGAAGTCGTTAGACAACTTTCTTTAGTGAATAAGGAACCTTATGTCACTAGTAATTCAACTGATACACGAACTTTAGATGTATCAACAGCAACTTTAACTGACTTAGCAAATATAGTGGCGACACTTGTTGCTGATTTAAAAAATAGAGGAGTACTAAAATAATGGTAACACCAGTACAAAATATGGGACCAACTATGGCCCCTACACCAGGGAATGTTGGGGCAATGCCTCAAGATCCGATGGGGCAAAATATGCAACAATTTGCAGAAGCAACAGGACGAGGCGGAGATTCAATCTTAGGACACTTAACTCCAGGAGAAATAATAATACCTATAGACGCTCAAACTGAAGAAGTCATAGTAGCAGTAAGGGATGCTTTTGAAAAAGCAGGAATGAATCCAAGAGAATATGTTGTTGGAGATGCAGAAAATAAAATTAACCCACAAACTGGAAACCCAGAATATTTTAGTTTTAGTAGTCTTAATCCATTTAAAAAAATAAAAAAAATAGGAAAGAAAATTAAAAAAAGTAAATGGGCTAGAACTTTAATCCCTCTAGCAGCTTCGATGTTCTTACCGATGATAGCACCAGCCTTAATGTCAAATCCTCTAATGGCTGCTGGTGTAAACTATACAACAAACAGACTTGTCGGTAATGATCATAAATCAAGTTTAATGGGAGCGGCAGCGGCTGGAGTTGGTACAGGAGTAGCAAATAAAGCGGCTGGTTCAACCTTTATGGGTGGTGCATCAGCAAGTGGAGCAGCACCTACTGCTGGAGTAGCAAATGCAACATCAATAAATAATTTAACTGCTGGTGAAGCTGGAGCTAATATGTTTGGAGAGGGAGTAATTGGCGGAGCTACACTCGCTAAGACACCAGTTATACCTTCCTCTACTGTTGGAATGGGTTCATCAATGGCTGGAGCAGGAGCAACAACTCTTGGAGCAGCCCCTGCTGGTGTAGTAACTGGAGCGGCTGGTCAAATGGCTGGAAGTACAACTGCTGGAGCAGCCCAATCTATGGCTGATCAAGCGGCCGAAGATCAAGCACTTTATGAAGAAGCTATGAGGAAGTTTAATAAACCTCTGAAAGAATTAACTCCAGAAGAGTTACAACAACTTGTTAACGATCCCCTTAATCGACCAACTGGGGGAGGAATTTTTAATTACGGATAATGATTAGATTAGCCCTTAAAGAAGATGTGATTGATATCTTCATCCTGTTGGAAA